CCACACCTCCTGATCACAGTCTACCCGGACCGGCGATACCTCGCCCTCACCGCCGAGGTCGCCGCAGTCCGGGGAGGGACGAGGGATATCTGCAAAGTAGTTTCCGCCCCTAAAGGAGACGAGTATGCCGCGGATTGAGATAACTCACGAGGACGCAGCCGAGATCGCCCGGCTCTGCTATCTCCTCAAGCCCGGTGAGGTCCTCACCCGGGCTGAGGTAGTCCATCGAGTCCTCAAGGGTTGGCGGGCGGCGAAAACGGCAGAAGTGCCGAAAGTGCCGAAATTGCCATAATCAGCCCCCTTTTTCTATTCCGGGCGCGAATACTCCACTATTCAAATTTGGAGTGCACCCAAATGATAGAATCCATCTCACCCGAACAGATCGCCGCGATCATCGCAGCGCTCGTCGCGCTGATCAACGCAATTGTCGCCGTCCTCAAGAACAATGAGGCAAAGGCGAACGCCAAGGAGAAGGAAGACGTCACCCGATTCTACGATCAGGACAACGTCGACCCTGTCCCGCCTGACGTCATCGAACAGCTCCCGCCGCACACCTACACCATGAGCGACGCCACCCGGTCCTTCGTGCTCTCCGGCCTCTCGCCCGAAGATCGCCTCGACGTCACCGCACAAATCGCCGCCGCCGAAGCCTCCAGAAGGACCGTCTACTATGTAACTCACGCGAAAGGCTGGTACCGGATCGAGTACGGCGCCCTGACCGGTGGTGGGGACGGCCGGGTCCCGGAGTGAGGTCCATGCCTCACTTCACCCTCTTCTTCAAGACCGCCGCCCTCCGCGATCGCCTCGCACCGCGCCTCGCTGAGATCCCCGCCTGCTTCTCGTTCGACATTCAGACGGGGGTGCCGCCGACCCTCGTTATCTCAGAGACAGACCCTCTCTGGCAGGGCTTCCCGTTCCCGGTCCACGCGGGCGACGTCTACGTATTCGACGACGCTATCCCCGCCCGAGCCGTGGGCGGCGCCTGCACCATGCGGGCAGCGATCCGTGTCTGCCCAGGAGACGACATCGAGACCCTCGTGCTCCGCCTCTGGCACGAACTCCTGCACGCCGTCGGCCAGCCCGCGGACAACATGCACCAGCTCCGGGACGAGTGGCAGACGCCCTTCGACCGGCTCGTGTGGTGGCTGTGGCCTTACCTCGGCTGGCGCAACTACGACGTCCCCTACTGGCACCGCAAGTTCTACCACTGGCTGACGGCCCGGGCGGCGCTCGGAGGGGGGAACTGAATCATGGCCCGGACCAACGTCGGCACAGCTGCGAAGACCTCGGTCCGGCGCATCAAGACTACTGAGAAGACGCTCAAGGCGCTCACCCTCCGGAAAAAAGGGTTCAACTACACGGAGATAGGGGAGGAACTCGGGTGCGCCCGGCAGACCGCCTGTCGCTACGTCCTCTCGGAGCTGGAGAACCTCGCCGACAAGTGCCGGGAAGAGGCCGTGCACGTCCGCGACCTCGAACTCCAGCGGCTCGACGAGCTCTACCTCATCGCCTACCGCGCCATCAGCGACGGCAACGACCTCGCCGGGATTGACCGCTGTCTCCGCATCATGGAACGCCGCGCGAAACTCCTCGGCCTCGACGCGGCGCAGAAGGTCGATGTGAATGGCATCGCGGAACTCCACTTCGATAAGGAAGACGAGGACCTATGAGCGGCATCAAAAAAACCGCCAAACAGCGGCAGGCCATCGCCCTCATGAGCGACCCCGATATCCGGTATATCCTCCTCTCCGGCGGCTCCCGGAGCGGTAAGACCTTCATTGCCTGCTACTCTATCGTAGTCCGGGCACTCAAGGCCGCGGGCTCCCGACACGCGATCCTCCGGTTCCACTTCCGCGACGTGAAAAACGCGGTCGGGCGGGACACGATGCCGAAGGTCCTGAAGCTCATCGGCACCCCCTACACGCTCGACAAGACAGACTGGTTCTTCACACTCCCCAACGGCTCCGAGATATGGCTCGGCGGGCTCGACGACGATGAGCGGGT